GGCTGTCACGGTAGAGCGCGGTCATCGCTGCCGACTTGTGTCCGAGCAGCAGTTGCGGATCTCGGCCTTCCGCGGCGTGCAATCTGGCAGCCAGTGAGCGCATTTCGTGGAAGGTCGGAGGGCTAGCCCCGAACTCAATGCCGGTGCGGTCCCGTGCGGCTGCAAATGCGCTGGTCAACGTGTCCAGCATGATCGGCATTCCAGGCGTCGCGCGGCTCACGGTGCGGCTGTGATGCACGAGATGCTTGGACACTACCGCATCTCGGCAGGCTTTAACCACCTCGCCCAACTCAAGGCCCAGCGATTCCAGACGCAGCTTCGTGCTGATTCGCAGGCGTGCGCCGGTCTTCGCCTGGATGATGTGCAGATGCTCGTCATACACGTCCTTGAACAGCATCGCCGCGATATCGTCACGGCGCTGGCCGGTCAGTACCGCAAGCTCCATTGCGCGCTTGAGCCAGGGCTGCTTGGCCTCGGCGTAGATAGCCTTCCATTGCTCCAGGGTCAGCCGTTCGCGCTTGACCTTCACCTTCGCGGCCCGCGTCACTTCGACCGGGTTGTCCTTCCGCCATCCAGCCGCTATTGCCTCGCGCATCAGGTCGCTCAGCAGTGACCGCATGGCCTTCGCCATCTGCGCCTTGCCTTCATCCGTAAAGGTCTTCAGGTAGGCGGCCACCTCGAACGTTCCCAAGGCTGCCGTATCGTGATGCCCAAGCGCCTCGCTGATGCGGTTCAGCCTCATGCGGACGGTTTCCTTGCTGCGGTCAGACACGTCGCGCTCTGCGTAGAGTTTGCGGTACTCGTCGATCCATTCCGAGAACCTGCGGACCGGTGCGGCTGCTATTCGCTCAACCAGTGCCGGCTGCATCTTCGCGCCTGCATGATTGGCGTGCACAGCCTCCCGCACGGCCTGCGCCTTGTCGGAGCCAAGCCCGTACCACTTCCCTGACAGCGGGTCACGGTAGCTGTAATAGGTGGCGCCGTTCCTGCTATCCGTCTTGCGGTACAGGTTCGGCGGCAGGTCTTTCGAACCGGTCTTACGCGGCCTTGGCGCCATGTCGATCCCTCGCGATGCGCCCGGCAAGCGTGCCTGGCTCGATGTACTGTGCGTCTGGCTCAACATAATAGCTGCGCCCGTGCTTCACCGGGGCGGGGAAAATCTTCGCCTCCCGCGCCCATCGCCGCAGCGTGTTGAGCGTTGGCACCGGATCGAAGTTCGCTTCCGCCCATTTCTCAAGGCTCAATTTCATCTGTCACCCCTCCAATTCCCGGCAGCCGCAGTAACTGCAGCGCTTGCCGAGGACGTTCTTCACGCATACGTTCGTGCGCTCGCCTTCTTCCTCTATCCATACTTCCATGCGGATTCGCTGCATGTCGGACTTGGCGAGGATTTCAAACTGGCGCTTCTGCTCCTGCTCCGGCAGGCGCTTGAATGATTGCCACAGGCTCATGCTCACCCCCTCACCGTTACGCCGGCTGCTTCGATGGCGGCATCAACGCCGTCGGCCCAATATGTCCATTCGCCGCTGTCGTACTTGTCGAACCGTTCCGGCAGGTCGATCACCAGCTCCCGCCGCGACGCCAGCCACACATTCCGCATCTGGCCCTTCACGTCCTCGAAGCACTCGTGCCAAATCTGCCTGTCCCACCACGCCTCGAACTCTGCTATCGCCTTGTCTGTGTGCATGTCTTTCTCCTGCTGCGTGTGGGGTTAGGCCGAGCGTTCTGCTTTGTCCAGTGCTGCGATTCGCTTGTTGATTCGCTCCAGGCGCTTGGCGATGTCGGCCTGCTGCTCGTCGATCTTCTTGCGGCCGGCTGCTATGGCTGCTGCTTTGGTCGGGTATAGGTCGTGCTCAGTGCTGTACGCCTTGTTTTTCACCGTGACGTCAAGGTGTCCGTACCGTGCTGGGTAATAGGTCGAGTAAGGTCCCACCAGCTCAACCTCGACTGGCGTAAACGAAGGCAGCAACACCCATGCTTTGTACGGGTAGGTTCTTTCGGACATGCAGAATCTCCTCCCCGCCGACTCTCGCCGGCAGGCTGTGTGTTTGGGTGGGGTTAGGGGTTAGTACGGAATGCACTCTAAGCAGTTGCCGGTCCAGCCTTTCGCACCGCAGCCAGAGCAGACGTGTTCAGTCCCGGCCTCCTTCGCAGCCATGGCGGCGTCGACGCATTCGCGCAGCGCGCCCCTGCTAGAGCTAAACGCAATCTCCCCGGTATCCTCGCTGTCGGCGCTGACGATGTATCCGTCCAGCCAATCAAGCCGCTCCGCATCCTTTCGCAGCGCCTCTACCTCGCAAAGCAGGGCGTCGTAGCCTCGCTCCTTTGCTGCGTGCTCGTTGTCGATCTGATCCAGAAGGCATCGCACTAAGTCTGCTGCGCCGGGGTACAATTGCTCTCGGCGAGCAAAGGCGGCAAGTGCCATATTAAGTCCGTATCGGTCGCGCTCAGTTGGATGCTGGCTAATCCTGCTCATATTCCTGCCTCTATCATCTGGCCCTTTAGTTCAGCGGTCTCCTTCATGTCGGCCAGCAGGGCAGCGGCATGCTCTTCCGATATGGCGTAGAAATAGCTGCTGAATATTCCGTCTGGTGTATAGAAATCAAACGTGAACAGGTTCCAAGTGCGGCCGTCGACTACGCAGGACATTGGTAATGTGACGTTATTCTTCATGCGTTGACTCCTTCGCAGCCACTGCGGGCTGGGCGATGTAGTCAGATAGCTCTTTGCACAGGCTGTCGCACTTCGCGCCGAACTCAAGTGGCGTTGTATCGTCCATGCCATCCCATTCGAGCAATGCTACGACCCGCTCTAGCAGCTCCCGATCAACCAATATCTTGCTCATCTCACAATCACCTCCGCGCCGACTGCCTGCAGTAGCGCCACAATGGTCGTCCATCCGGCGTTATGGTCGTGCTCTATGCGGGACAGGGTTGTTGGATTTACGCCGACCTGCTCAGCCAGCGCGGGCTTGGTAATGCCGAGGGCCTTGCGCCGCTGGCGGATCAAGGGGCCGGGGCGGATATCTGCGCTAGCCATGGCTTGCCTCCTTGTGCCTGTACCGGTCGCCTCTTGTGCGGCCGCGCGGCAGGCTCAGGTCCGGCCGGCGCTGCTGAATGGCCTTGCGTATCTGGTCTGCGTTGAACCCAACGTCAGCGGCTGCGTCCTTTGCGAACACCCCGGAGTGCCGCATGGCCACGTAGCGCTCCATCACGGCATCGGTGATCTTGATCGGCGGGTGGCCACGTCGGCCCCGGTAGGTGTTCTTCGGCCAAGGGCATTCCAGCCCACGGCGATCCAGATACTTGCGCAGGTCGCTGGACGTGCAGTAGCCGATCAGCTGTGACGCGCGCTCGATGCTGAACCCATCTGCGTGCATCCGCTTGACGGCCTGGCCAACCGTTTCGCCGGCGTCGGCGAAGTAGTCTTCGGCGATGGTCATTCCACTGCCTCCAGCGCCTTAGCCGGGTAAATCTGCACGCTGCCGGCGTGGGCCTCGCTCTCTACGGCGTAGCCTTCCGGGGTCAGTGCGGTGGAGTAGGTGCCGCAGATTCGGCCCTGCCATTCGCTGCCGGAGGTCTTGCGCACGCGGTCGCCGATGGCGAGCTTGCCTTGCGGGGCGGTCTGCGCGGGGCGGGCTACTTCAACGACGCGCGTGTCGTGCTCAGGGCTGGCCTCGCAGAAGCGGAACCACGAATGACTGCAAGCCATCCAGTCGCCTTCCCCTATCTCGCGCCATTGGAACTGGTATACCGGCTCCGTCTCATCCTGCGCCGCTGCTTGCTCTACTGCCGCCTGCCCATCCCTGAACCCCTGCGCTGCGGCTGTGGCCATGTCGACGGCGGTGTAGGTGTCGGTGGGCTCGGGCTGCTGGGATAGGGCGTCCTTAATCCGTCCGGCGAGCGTGATCATGGAAAGGTGCAAGCCGCAGCCGTCACCATAGTGCGCGCTCTGGCAGGCAATCACCTCACGCAACAACCCGCGCAGCCTATCGTTCTCCGCCTTCGCAGCCCCCAGCTCAGCGCCGATTCGCCAGGCTGCCTTCAGTGTGTCGTTCATTGCTAAATCTCCTTGATTGTGGCCAGCGGCAGCCCGCTCATTGCCAGCGGCTCGTCGTAGCTGACGCCCATCATCTCGGGCCATTTGCGCGGCTCGCCGGGTTTGATGACGCCATGGTCGTGTGCGCGATCCCATGAAAGGCGATACCGGATGACCTGATACAAGTCCCACGCAATGCCATCCTCGCGGCGCTTCGTGGCCTCCGGCATCAGCGTGTTCGCCAGGCGCTGTATCTCGTGCCGCGTGGCGTGGACCTGCTCCCAGTCGCGCCGGTCGTAGAAGCCCGGCAGCCGTTCAATGGCGTGGTCGATCTGGCCGATCTTGATCCGCGCCAGTAGCTCGCAGGCCTCTTGCAGCTCTGCTGCCTGCCGCTCGGTTACGGTGATGGTGTAGGTGCGCATGGCGCCTCCTTGGGTGGCTCCGGTGGGCGGCAGCGGAAACAGGCGCATTGGCCGATCCGCTTGCCGTCCGTGCGGCAAAATACGGGTGCGTTCACAGCGGTAGCGACTCCTGCGCGGCTAGGCACTCGGCCTCGCCGTGTGGCAGGGCCAGCCTATTCACTCGGTCGCGCCACTCGTCCATGGATTCCTGCGTCAGGGTGGCGGCCGGCTTGTGGCATTCGGGCTGGAGAGGGCAGGCATTACAGCTGCTGCGGGACTTGAAGTTGTAGTGCTTGGCGCAGATGGCCTTGGCGGTGTCGGATAGCTCGGTCACGGAGCGATCCTCCGAAGAGGCTCACGCGGAGCAATGCGGGGCTCGACGTCAATGAAGCCAGAGCCTCGGAAATCGCCATCGGTAGCGCGGGCCATGTCCACCTCAAGGCGCGCCGTGGCGTTCACTTCGGCAGCGACCTGGGCGACAGCCTTTGCTTGTTCAATCGAGTAGGTGCCGGCCAGCACGCCCTCCATCGTCTTGCCGAGGATGGCGCGCAGATCACTGAGGTTGTTCATTGTGCTGCTCCAGTTTGTTGAGCTTCCGCTTGAACCAGCCGAGCGTTATGGCGGCCTGGCGATATTCGGGCGGATAGCGGTCGATTGAGTTGCGGCGCATGTTCTCCGCGCGGGTGACCAGCTCGAGGTTGTCGATTGAGATGTTGGCGGGGGTGCGATCCTTGAAGACGAGGAAATGCCCAGCCGGCACGGGGCCGTTGTGCTCTTCCCATAGCATCACGTGGACGGGGCGCCAGTCGGTGCGCTTGTTGCCGGTATCAGCCACCTTGCGGTAGAGGATTCCGCCCTTGTCGGTGCGCTCTGCTCCGATGGGGCGCCATGTGTTCGATGGGCGATGGCCGAGCTTGAATTGCGTGTCCTTGGCCCTGCCGCCTGCCTGCCATCCCTTGCGGCCGGCGTTCCATGTCTGGTGGCCAGGCTTGAACCTGCCGCAGCCTGTGATTTCCTTGAACTCATCCGGTCGCGTCAGTCCGAGTTTCGACACGCGGTTGTGAATCGAGCCAGTGCCGCGTCCCATCAAGGCTGCTATCTCGGTGATTGGCTTGGTGGCGTACAGCTCCGCCAGAGTTGCGTCCTCTGCCGGCGTCCAGTGCCGGTATTCCGTGCGGCGCCTGCCGGTCAGTGGGCTTGCGCAAGTCATCTCTCCTCCTAGGCGACGTGCCGCCAGCTGCGGTAGTCGCGCACTTTGTCGATGGTCCGCTGGTGGACGCCGAGCTGTTCTGCCCACTGGCGCGCAGTGAGTCCGCGGCGGTTGGTGCGGATCGCACGGACTGTTTCAGCGTTCAGCCTGGCGTGCGGCAGGCGCTCACCACGCGGCGCGAACTCATGAGCGCGGCTTAGGTATTCGTCTCGTGTCATGCTGCCTTCCTGCGAGCCTGCGCCCGCGCTACAGCCTTCGCGTAAAGGCACGGTCGGCAGTAGCACTGCCAGACGCCAGTCGTCTTGATGAACTGGAAGTGCTCATCGTCCAGCGGCTTCCACTCATTGCAGCCGCCGCAGAGCTTTTCGCGGATGCCGTTGATCTCGCGCCGGACAAGCCGGCCTTTCAATGTCCTGCTCATGCCGCCACCGAGCGCGCCTTTCTGGTCGCCACGGCTTTGGCTCGCGCCGCCTGCTTCTTCTCCGGGCAGGTGATGCGATACGGCACGCGCTTGTCGTCGGTGCGGATCGGCAGAGTTTGTACGGGGCCGTTCGTGGCCTCCCATACCGCCACCTTGGCGGCGATTTGCGCGCGCAGAGCCTCGCCCTGCGCTATGGCATGGTTGTCTATGAGCATGGGTGTGTACCGGGAGGAGGGCGCGCTGGGCGCCCTGGGTGGATCAGATCAGCAGCGAGCGGGCGCCGCGGTAGGGGTCGGCGAATGGGATATCGTCTACGAACTCATCCGGCGGCGCGGCCTGTTGACTCCGCTGCGGCTGTTGGCGTTGCTGCTGTGTCTGCTGTCGCTGTGGTTGCGCCGCCTGGCCTTGGCCATCGCTGGCGAACTTAATCTCCGAACAGCGGCATACCAGCTTCACGCCCTGCGTCCCGTCACTCTTGTCGAACGTTTCAACGTGCACGTCGGTGCCGGTGAAGAACACCTGCTTGCCCTTGGTCAGGTACTCGGCCAGTCCTTCGGCTTGCTTGCCCCACATGGTCACCTCATACCACTGCGTTGGCTTCTTGCCGTCCTGCCCCTTGCGGCCGTAGTCCACGGCTACCGGGATGCTGCAAACCGGATCTCCTGATTGGGTGTAGCGAAGTTCGGCGTCCCGGCCGATGCGTCCAAATTCTGATACTGGCATTGATAGCCCCTTACTTGATGCGGATGGATGATTGGCCGCGCTCAAGGCGCGCGCCGGGCACTTCCTCGCCGGCCTTTAGCTTGGCGGCGATGGCAGTCTTGTCTGGCGCGATCTCGGTCTTCACGCGCATCAGGTCGTCCGGGATGCTGTTCTCGTCATCCACGACGACCGACTCGCGACCTTTGGCCAGGGTGATGGTGAAGAGCGGGCAGCTGATCTTCGTCATGCCGCACGCTTCCATGTTTTCGCGCAGGTACTCCTTGATCTCGCGCTGGCGGTTGGTAACGAGCCGCTTGCGCTCCTGCAGGCGTTCGATCTCCTTGTCGAGTGCGGCTACGTCGGCGTCGAAGTTCAGGATGACGTGCGACACGGCCAGCGCCTTGTCGTTGAACTCGGCTTCGATGCCCGCCATCGTGTCGCGGATGGCGACGGCCAGATCCTCGTCGGCCGTCTCCTGCAGCGTGGCCAGCTCCTTGAACTGGCCGGTGATCTCGTAGAGCGCGCTCATGCTGCTGCCTCCTGCTTAGGCTCAAGCTGGGCTTTGCGCTCATCGAATGCCATGGCTAGGCGCTTGACGAACTTGTCCTCATTGCGGCGCGTCGCGCTGCGGACGTAAGAGGCGTGGAGCTTGGAAAGCTCGTGCATGGTTTGCGCGCCTGCCATCGTGTCGAGAGCAGCCCTGAGCCAATCCAGACGCTCTTGCGCTTGACGAGCTGCCTCGGCTTCCTTGTTCTCGGCCTGCTCAAGCTTGCTCTCTTGCTTCCGCTCTTCCACGTAGTCGCGGTCTTCCCACATGCCCATGTGGATGTCAGCGGCAAAGCCGAGCGGCTGCAGGCACTTGCCAATTGCGTCAGTCAGCGACTTCTTCGCGGCCTCCCAGTCGGTGATGATCTTTCCGCCCTGGAGCAAAACGAACGGGGTGTGGCCATAGTGGGTGACCGTGCATTTCTTTCCGTCTGCTCCGACATACCAGAGCTCAATGCGCAGTGTGTGGACCTTGGCCAGAATAAGCGGAGCTTCAGGCCATTCCTTCGTCGGCGCCTGAAGTGGCGCGCCCTCGTCGTATCGCTCGTCAACAACGGTCCAGCCCCAGCCTTCGCCGCACGGACCAAATACCTCCGTTGCTTTCCGCATCAGGTAGGTCGGCTTGATGGCGGTGCCTTTGAAGCCGCCCATGCCGGTGTACGACTTGGTCATGTCCGGGTCGGTCTTTTCGACCTGGCTCCAAATTCGCATCTTGTCGTTCATGCTCAACCTCCGAAAAGTTTGTAGATCGCCGCCTCGCCAGCCAGGCCGATCAGCAGCACGCCAGCCAGCACGCCGAAGCCTGAAAGGGTCCACCAAGCAGCGGCGTAGCTGTGGCCTGATGGTGTGTCGTCGTGCGGGCCGGCGTCGTAGGGGATGGTTTCGGTTCTCATAGCGGCGCCCCGTTGGTGATTCGATCTGCAAGGCCGTGAGCGAGAGCCCAGCCGGTGAGTAGTGCAAGGGTCACTGCGAAGCCCCGCCACCATGCGTAGCGCAGGGATCGTTGTCTTTGGCTAGCCATCACACACCCCCCAATAGCGCCACGTAGGCGAGAGCCGCTAAGAAAGGCGCCACTCCGCAATACAGCAGGAAGGCGCCGGCTATGTTCTTTAGGGTCATGGCTGATCTCCTTGCAGGGCGGCGTCGATGACGGAATCCACCATCTCGGGGGAATCGAATGGCGTAGTGATCAGCATTGCTGGCTTCACCCATTTGCCTATCGGCAGGATGGCCATTCCGTCTACAGCCTCCTGCTCGCGCAGCCAGCGATACCGCTCAGCATCCTTCCGCAGTGCATCCTGCTCAGCGAGAATGGCGCGATTCCGAGCGACCTGATCGTCCAGAAGGGCCTGCAGCTGCATGCGCTGGTCGGCTTCCTTTGCCAGTCGCGCCTTGAGCTTGTCGATGTAGCGATTCGTGCTCATGCCGCAGTCCTCATGTTGATTCGCAGCTTCAGCGACCACGCCTTGGTGAGCGCGTGGTGCAGTCGCAGATACAGCTTCGCTTCGATCTGGTTTGTTTCCCGCAGCGCCTTCAGGTAGCCGTACAGGACGTTTGCGTGGTAGTCGGCGAAGGCTTGGTGCTGCGCCGCCCGGAGCAGCTTGAAGTGCTCGCGAATGGTGTCTTCGGTCTTCATGCTGCCTCCCGCTTGGCGTCGATCATGTTCCACAGCCGATCTTCAATCCGCTCCGCGTGCTCATCGGCAACCGCTGCGCAGCCATTCCGGCCAAGATCCGTCTCGTTTCCGTCTTCGTCGAAGACGGTCCCGCTGGTGATGGTGAATTCAAGCTCGCTGTAGCCGTAGTAATCGTCCGCGCTGTCCCGGCACCGATAGTCAGGTTCAACGACTGCGCAATGGGTTACCTCAACGGAGAGGAGGTATTCATCTAGGTCGATCTCGAATTTCATCGTGGAATCCTCGATATGGCACCCACTGCAAAGCCCCCGCCCTGTATCGCAGGACCAGTGAGGTACAAGGGGGGGCTTTGCGGTAGGTGCTGGGGTAGGAGTGATGCGATGCATCGGACTGGCGTCTGTTGCGGTTGCGATCCGCACAGAGCACCGGGATGAAGGGATAAGTATCGTGTGCAGCGCTACAGTGACGACAGAGCTTCCCAATGACCGGCTTCATACCTGCCAAACGCCAGTCCGATGCAGGCTCGTTACGTGAGCCATTCGGCCTGCTACCGATTCCCCGGCAGGCGCGCGGTAGGAGCTGTCTTCCGTGACTCCGGATCGGCTCCGGGTGATGTGTTAGTTGGCGCGCTTCACCCGCCACTCCAGCGCGCAACAGGCGAGGAATACGGTGAGCATTAGGGTTAGCTGTAGTGGGGTGGGCATGGTTAGGCGGCCGGAGGCGCCGGCAGCTCAGACCAGTGCGTCACGTCGCAAATCATTTTGCCTCTCAGGTCGTACCACTCTGCGTCTTCGTAGCTATAGAAGGCTGCGAGCATGTCGTCTTCATCCGTCCAAACGAGATAGTTCGCCGTGCAGTCTGGGTCTTCTTCATGCTGCGGCGGAACTCGCTCGCTCACGCTTATCCATTCGCTCATCTCAGCCTCCTATGTGCTGATGGGTGCGCATATGAGCGCAATAGTCTTGCACCGCCGCTTTCCGGTCAGGCCGAACGGCTGCCCCTGGAACGCTTGCGACATAACCGGACGGGCCTTCAGGGTTGAATCGCCCAATTGCCGTGGCCGCATCGCTTGGGTGTGTTGTTCCGCATGATTCGCAAACGCTGCCCATTCGAGCTGCCTCTAGAAAAATCGGAAATTCCGAATTTGTGCTGATGGGTGCCCGCTGCAGCCTGTCGCCAAGCTGCGGGGGTGGGGTTAGGCGGCATACTCGAACCAAGGATTCGGCCCGTCCTTGTGCTGCCAGATGAACCTGTCCAGCTCAAGCGAGCACGGCGGCTTGAATATGCAGACGTTCCCGTCGACCTTCTCGCACCACCCAACCAGCTCTCCGGCTGGCAGGGTCATGTGCTTGTCGCTGGAGAAGATCCGGCAGCCCCGCATCGGCTTAGTGAAGCGCCGCATTACGCGGCTTTCCGATGCAGGGTGCAGTACCGGCTAGTGCAGCCGCAGGCCGATGCCTCGCGCCAGGCGTGGTAGCGATGGGCCAGAGCGGGCAGCGCGCGGCCATCGCGGCATACCATCCTGACCGTCTCGCGCCACTCCAGCGGAGTGAAGGGCGCGGCACCGTGAACAAGGGCAGGACCTTGCTCGGCGCTGAAGAAGTCGGTGAGGGTATCGAAATCGCATTCCATGGCTATCTCCTTGTGTCTTTGGCGGCGTATGCCCAGGCGTTGTTCGCTAGGGTGCTGATCCGCATGTATTCGTGCTGAGTGATGACGCCAACCACGGCCAGCGCGCTGATGAAGCCAAGGCAGCGCGGCCCCAACACATCAACGCCTTCCCGGTCGTCGCAGTTGCGTAAGTCGGTGAGCTGCCGTCCGATCTGGCTGCGCGCAAAAGCAACATCGTGATCGCTGATTTCCATCTCTATTCCTTCCTGTTCTGCATTGGGGTGCGGCCTTACCGGTAGCTAGCCGGCTCGCTGCGCGCTTACTCCACCATGAGGCGAATAAGGCCGCACTCCGATACAGCCGGGGCGATTACCCCGGCGCTATCGTTCTTTCTGGCCTCCGTTACTTGCCACGGTGGGCTTGGCTGAACTGTCAAGGAATCCTTGGTAGTTCGATCTCGTTGCGCGTCTGCCGGAGTCATCTCTCTGCCCGCTGCCGCAACTGGCGTCGCATCGGGTGGCTGCGCAACTTCGCGTGGCTGCATGTGGAGCCACGGCCAGTTCCAGAGCTGGCATGGGGCGGGGAATTTGTTGATCGCGCTGTATGCCGAAGCAGACCCCGCCGCGATGTTCCCAAGTTGTGTAAAGAGCGGTGGGCCCTTTGAGGCCCTGAAGCGTTTCGCGCTTCGATGTGGCGAATATTGCCGCCGGAATTTATTGGCGTCAATGCCTGCGGCAATAATTTTTCTTTCAGGCACGCAAATGCCGCCAGGCGGTCGCCGGCAAAATCATCTGGAAGGGGAAACAAAAAGCCCCGCTAGGTGCGGGGCTTGAGAGTGGCTTATCTGTTACAGATCGCCGTCGTAGCTGTGCGCGACGTACCGGCCGATCACGGATATGTGCTCCAGCTGGTCGGGGCTAAGGCTCTCTTCCGGGTACTTCGACGCATTGTCGGAGCGGATGAGAAGCCCACCATCAAAACGCTTGTACAGCCGCTTGATTCGGAGCTGGTCGCCGTAGCGGATGCCATAAATCTTGCCGTCTACGATATCCCGCGCATCAAGGTTGAGCGTGACCTTTGCGCCTGGTGGCAGGCTGGGCCACATAGAGTCGCCTGTTACAAGGAAATCATAGAGCCTGTGCGGATTCAGGCGCTTGCGCCGCACCCAATCCATTCTATAAGCGTTGCCTTGGTCGCGATGTACTTCTTCCAACACCATCTCCCCGCTGCCGGCGCTAAACCGGACCTCAACCCGAGGAACGATGATGAACTGATCATCCGGCAAATCCTCAGGGGCTTCCCAAGCTAATACGTTCGACACCTGGAACGGCTCTTCGGCCATCTCATGTCGGGGTTCGCTATCCGTTGCTTCGCCTGCGGTTGCCCCCGCCAGCTTTGCTATCTCGCACGCAAGTCTAGGACTGAACGCCTCTATAGGGATGCCATAAATGCGCGCCACCCCGGCAGCAAATGCCATGTTCAAAGCTATTCGGCCGTTGAGGTAGTTGCTGAAGGTTCCCTGGCTTATCTCCAGACGAGCGGCCGCTTGCTCCTGAGTTATTCGCTCGGATCTCGGCTTGCCCGCGTTGAACGCCTCGATTGCCGCTTTAGCTGCGGCGCACTCGGCCAGCTCCCACGGTTCGAGGTCGCGTTTTTTGGTGGCGTCTTTCATTCCTAGCACTTTATTCCCGCCGTGCATAAATTACTAATTCCGCAGGCATTGACACTTTAATTTCCGGCGGCAATAATCGGCACCAAGACTCACGAAGGATTGGTTCCATGCAAAGCATTCCTCTCACCAAATTTGCCGATGAGCTTGGACAGGCCAAGGCAGCACAAGCGCTTGGCGTCACCCAAGGCTCGCTCAGCAAAGCGTTGAGGGTTGGCCGTCATGTGTTCGTTATCCGTCACGAGAGTGGCACCTATGAGGCTATGGAGCTGCGGGCCTTCCCGGCCCAGGGGCGCGCCAAGCAAGGCGCAAGTATCGACCAGTGGCTAGAGGCGCTCTGTCCTCGGACGCACGAAGCCGCATAACCCTATTCAGTAGCGATAAGGAGAGTCATCCACATGTACGCAAATTCAGAAGACAAGCGAAGCATCCCGCGCAAGGTTCGGTTTAGCCCGGCTATTGACCGCATCTTGCAGAAGGCATCCCACCGCGCAGGTATGCAGCACGCGACCTTCCTTTATGAGCTGATCGAGTACGGCATTGAGAACGGGGCGCTTGATGAGCTGATCCGCGAACACCAGCGGAAGACTACAGCGGCCTGAAGGCCCTTTGGAGGGTCAAGTGCCTGAATCTGCCAATAGTGAGCAAAAGCTCGCAGATCAAGAAGAACTGCTTCGAGCAGTCGCCGCAAGGCTTGGGAAATCAGTTGATGAGGTTTTCGAGGAGCTTGTTGTGACCTCGATTGCCATGGGGGGGCTGACGGTCGCCAGTAGGCCGAAGGCTCCAGTCCTGCGTTTGGTCGGGACAAATGGGGATTCTTGAGGCCCTCGATAGTGCCTCCAAGCACTTCGGAATCTCAAGGCACAAAAAAGCCGCCTGGCAGGGCGGCTCTTCAACTAACGAAACGAGATAAACGACATGACTAGTGTAGCCATAGACCTCTTCAAGAGCAACAACATCCCTTCCGTATCGGTAGTGGAGATTTCGCCGGAGCTGGCTCGCCAGTGGCTGAACCTCAATATCGGCAACCGACCCGCCAGTCAGGCGCACGTCGCCAAGCTTGAGGGCTTCATCCGTGATGGTAAGTGGAAGATGACCGGCGACCCGATTCGCTTTTCCAAAACCGGCAAGCTGATCGACGGCCAACATCGACTCCAGGCCATTCTTAACTCCGGCTCTACAGTTCAGTGCGTGGTTATGCGCGACCTCGAGGACGAGATTTTTAACGTCATCGACAGCGGCAAGTCGCGTCAGAAGTCGGACATTCTGTTTATTGAGCTTGGGCTGCCGGTGGAAACCTGCAAAGTCCTCGCATCCGCTTGCGGTTGGGTTATCGACTATGAGCGCGAGCAGTATGGATTCCATGGCAAGGCCGATAAGTCGGATGTTCTGGAATTTGTCACTGCCAATCCCGCGCTGATTGAGAGCGCGATCTATGCGCAGGCCCTTCCGCATCAGTCTCCGGTTCCGCGTTCGATTGCCGCCTTCTTCCACTTCTACGCCAGCCGCCGCAATCAGCACAGCGCCGAGCGATTCCTTGAGCGTTTCATGGTGGGCACGGTGGATGGTGCCGATGACAACCTGTTGCATCTGCGGAACTTGTGTTTCACCTCGAAGCTGAACCGCCGACAGCTGGGTCGCCCTGAAATCATCTGGCGCATGATCAAAATCTGGAACTCCGAGCAGCGTGCCAAGCCGATCCGGTATTTCAGCAACACCGCCGTTCGCCAGGGCGAAGCGTTCCCGACCTTCATCTAACTATAGGAGAGGGGCGGGAAACCGCTCCTCTATTCAGCATGAGCGACAACATCATTCAATGCAGGATTAGCCTGGTGAAGGTCGTGAACCGATTCCGCAAGGACTTCGGCGATATCGACAGCCTGGCAGCCAGCATTGCCGAGCTAGGGCTACTGCAGCCTATCGGTGTCGATTCGAGCTATCGGTTGGTCTTTGGCGAGCGCCGTCTGCGCGCTTGTCAGGCGCTTGGCTGGGAGAAGATCCCGGCGCGCACCGTACACCTTGATTCGATCCTGAAAGGCGAGCTGGCTGAAAACGAGTTCCGCAAGGACTTCACCCATTCCGAGCGCGTTGCGATTGGCGAGGCTATTGAGGCTGAGCTGCAAGGCCGCGTAGGCAATCCGAATCTGAAAGACTCAATCCCGGAAAATTTTCCGGAATTGCCGAAAGGCGATACCCGCGACCTGGCTGCAAAAGCTGCCGGTTTCGGCAATGGCAAGACCTACGAGCAGGCCAAGAAAGTCACCAATGAGGCCGCGCCAGAACTTGTGCAGGCGATGGATGAGGGGCGTGCTTCGGTATCTGCTGCCGCCTCACTTCTGTCTCTTCCCAAGGAAGAGCAGGCCGTCATCGCTACTGGCGACAAGAAAGCCATCCTGAGGGCCTCAAAGGGGGCCAAGACGCGCTCTATCGAGCTAGCCCGACCCGACATAGCGGAACACGTCCTGCGCATCATCAACGCGATGGATGTGCTTGCTCGCTTCGCTTCGAGTGAGGGCCTATCTCCGAACGAACTGGCCGACCGATTCCTGGAAGACGTCGATCTATCTCAGCCAGGTATTGCTGACCGCCTGGCCGCCACTCTGCCGTTCATGGATGCCATCGGTCGCATTGCTGCCGAACTTGATCTTGAGGAGGCTGCATGAGCTTTCAGGCTATGGCCTGGGCAGTCGGCCAGAAGCTGCCCATGAAAGAGAAGTTCGTTCTTCTGATGTTGGCCAACCGCACTAACCACGACACCGGCCGCTGTGATCCGTCGCATCGCCGCATTGCTGAAGACTGCGGAATGAGTCCTGCCACCGTAAAGCGCGCCATCAAGGAGTTGGTCGCTGGTGGGTATCTGTCTGTTGAAAACCGGGTGAAGAACGGCGAGAAGCAGCCCAACCAGTACAAGCTGCATCTCGACCGGGTAGGGTCACACAGCACCTACCCCCTGCAAGAGGCATCCGAAGTAGGGTCACACAGCACCAAGGTAGGGTCAGACAGACCCAACCTAGGGTCAGATGGAACCGAGGGGGTAGGGTCACAGGGAGCTATAAAACAGGAATCTTCTAAACAGGAAGTTAAACAGGAAGAGAACCTGAAAAACCTGCCGGCTGCGACAAGCGCTGCCGGGGCAGTGGTGATTCCATTCGAGGCGCCGCGCGTAGAGATCCCGACTGATATGCCGGGGCCTAAGGATCAGGGCTGCAAAACCTTCAAGACCTGGGCCAACTATGCGATGGCCTACCGCAAGCGCTATTCAGCCTGGCCGGTATGGAATGCGAAAGTCGGCGGCCAGATCAGCCAACTGATCGACCGTCTAGGTATCGACGTTGCGCACAGCGTTGCAGCGTTCTACGTCACCGTGAACGACGCACGCCTGATCAACGACTGCCACAGCCTGAATCACCTGCTCGCCAAGTGCGAAGCCTTCCACACCCAATGGCAGACCGGTCGCCAAATGAACGGCCGCACCGCGCGCCAGATGGAAGACACCCAAGCGAACGTGAACGCAGCCCAAGAGGCCGCGCGCCTCATCATGGATAAGGAGGCGATCAATGCTTTCCTCTGATCAACTGGCCGCGCTAGCGGGCGCCGTCTGCGCCACCGCCGAGACGCTTGGCCAAACCATTAGCCCCGGCGCCGCAAAGATGATTGCGGAAGACCTGGCCGACTACCCAGCAGAAGATATTCGCGCCGCGCTGCAAGCCTGCCGCCGCGAGCTGACCGGCAAGCTGACACTGGCCGCGATCCTTCAGCGCGTACAGGCCGCAGATGGCCGTCCTGACCCGAACGAAGCTTGGTCGCTGGCCCTGGCTGCGTCTGACGAATTCGACAGCGTTGTCCTGACTGACGAAATCCAGCTGGCTCTCGGCGCCGCCCGCGCCATTCTCGACGCTGGCGACAAGGTTGGGGCGCGCATGTCGTTCCTGTCCGCCTACCAGCGCCAGGTTGATACCGCTCGCCGCGAAGGCAAGCCGGTTAACTGGAAGCTATCGCCCGGTTTCGACCAGCAGCGCCGGCTGATGGCGGTGGAAGAGGCTGGCCGCCTCGGTCGACTCCCTGCGCCGGTTGTGCAGCAGTACCGCGCCCAACTGACCCATGAGCCGATCACCCAAGACGGCGCCGCCATTGCCGGCCTAATCACCGGCCACGTTGCTATGCCGACCCCGGAAGTCCGCGCCAAGTTGCGACTGGTGAAAGAGGCCGTCGAGGAAAGCCAGGCCGCGAAAGAGAAAGCCCGTCTCGCTGAAATCAAGGCGATGCAGGAGCGTTTCGAGGCGAAGCGCGCGGCGCAGCTCAAGGCCCTCAAGGAACTGGAGGCTAAGGCATGAACCGCTCTCACTCGCCAACGCTTCGCCAGCAAGTGCGGATCAATGAGTACGCCGGCCAAGGCTATCTGATCGACCTCGACGCCACTGGAGAGGCGGTAGAGATGGTCAAGGGCGCTCGCCGCATTGCCATCTGCTTCAACGGCCTCGTCAAGTCGGTAAATCGCGTCGTCTGTGCTGACGGAAGCACCCAGCGCGGCGTAGGAGCACGGAAATGAGCGACTACATGGAAATCACCGAAGCCTTCCACCAGGCCCGCACAGCCCCCGATGTAACAGACCGCGCCTCTGATGTGTTCCCGGGGGCCGTCTTCTCTTACCTCACTGTTATTGAGCAATCCACTACGAGTGGCGGCCGGAAAGGATGGCTCTGCGTGTGCGTATGCGGAAACCGTCGAGTGATAAGCAGGAGTGATTTACTGCGAGCAAAGCACCCAACAAAGAGCTGTGGCTGCAAGCGGAAAACTACGCACGGATATACCGGGAGCCCAACGTATATGACTTGGGGTTCAATGATTCAGCGCGCTACAAACCCCAACCACAACAGGTCGGCTGACTATGCCGGAAGAGGGGTAACTGTCTGCGACGACTGGAAAGTTTTCGAAAACTTTCTTCGCGACATGGGTGAGCGGCCCGAGGGCATGAGCCTGGATCGTATCGACAACTCAAAGGGATATTCCCCAGAAAATTGCCGATGGGCCACTCCCAAAGAGCAGCTGAACAACACCAGGCGCAACCGCTTCTTGACGTTGAATGGAGAGACAAAAACCGTCGCTCAATGGGCGGAAGAGGCTGGCATAAACGCTGGAACCATATATAGCAGGCTCGGCCGCGGCTGGAGCGGAGCTGATCTTTTGGTAGTAGCGAGTAACACCGGGTTCCGCAGGAAGAACGCCGTGCGCTGCATCTCCTGCAAGGACGACCACGACAAGCGGGAGGCGCGTCGTCATGGCTAACCCAACCTTCCCCCTGCGCAACGAGATGGACCGCCAGCGCGCCATCGCCTGCCTGCAGAAGATCGACTTGGGCGCCGGCTACGTCTGGACCATGCGCGAAGAGGCCCGCAGCGACGCTCAGAACCGCCGTATGTGGGCCATGTTGCGCGACATCAGCCGCCAGGTTGAGTGGTACGGCCAGAAGCTCGAAGACACCGACTGGAAGCACGTATTCAGCGCGGCAGTCGAGCAGCAGCGCGCCGTGCCAGGCCTGAATGGCGGCTTCGTGGTCCTGGGCATCTCCACCCGCAAGCAGAGCAAGAAGTGGTTCTCGTACATGTTCGAGGTGATGGAAGCCTTCGCGGCAGAGCGGGGCGTGAAGTTCACCACGGCTGATCACTGGGGGATTGCAGCATGAGCCGAATAGTCAGCAAGAAACTGCGCGATTCGGCTCGCGGCCAGTCCTGCACGCTGCGCCTTCCGGGCTGTGGATTCGATGACGGCACGGTGGTTCTGGCTCATCTGCCGGTCGGTATGCGCGGAGTCGGGATCAAGACACCCGACCTTTTCGCTATCCACGCTTGCGACGCCTGTCATGCGCGCCTCGATGGCCGGATCAAGGCCGAGATCGACTTCCGCGACGTGCTGCGCGCTCTCGCTGAGACGCAGATGCGCTGGTACGAGGCCGGGCTGATCAGTGTGCGAGGTGCGGCTTGAAAGTCCCATGCCCCACCAACGCCAACCACGACACCACGGCATTCAGCAGCCGCCAGATCGTCTGGTGCCACGACTGCCGCAAGGAACACCCATGGCCTTTGAAGGAAGGCCAGCTCCCCCTGATCGCAAACAACAGAGCCACAAGGAAGCCGCAATGAGTGACGAAATCAACAACCCGAGCCACTACATGCTGTTTCCAGACATGGAAGCGATTGACGTCATCATCGCCGCGCTGACGCCTGAAGAGTTCGCCGGCTACTGCAAGGGCAACGCGCTCAAGTACCGGTTGCGCGCTGGCTCTAAAGGCCCTGCTGAAAAGTGCATCGCCAAGGCCAATTGGTATCAGCAGAAGCTGCGCCAACAGGCCTGCGCCGAGTTCGGCCAGAAGAACACCATCGACTGCCGCAGCGCTGAGCAGAAGGCGGGCGCATGAAGATCAGCCGAATCGACGTACAGGCGAGGCTAGGCGATGACGTGCTCTGCGGCGAAGCGTGGATTAACAGCGGAAGGCCTGACTGCCAAGGCCAATGCGGAAGCGCTTGCTCTCGCAATCGCGGACAAGATGCGGGGGCGCTGCAAGCCAATGGGTCTGCCGATGTGGCGCCAGTGGGTATCGGCCGAGCTGTCGAGGATGAGCCCGCTGCTGCGCAAGATGGTGCGCGCTGCGCTGGAAGCGAAGGCGAGGGCCGGTAAATGACTTTCCCGATCCGTAAAGCCTCAGCCCAAACCACGGTCAAGCCGGCGAAAAGTGCGGGATCGGGAAATCAGGCACAGAAGCGCCTGCAAGCACTGGGGCGCCTCCCTGTCGGCCAGCTCAACAAGACCGAGGAGGCCTACCGCCAGCACCTCGAGGCTCGCAAGTTCGCCGGCGAGATCGCTTGGTACCGTTTCGAGGGAATCAAGCTGCGCCTGGCAGACAAGACTTTTTACACGCCGGATTTTGCGGTGATGCTGAAAAGCGGAGAGCTGCAGCTGCACGAAGTGAAAGGGTTCTGGACCGATGACGCCCGAGTGAAAACCAAAGTCGCGGCAGATCAGTACCCGATCCAGATCATAGCCGTAACCGCAAAGACCAAAAAGGCGGGCGGTGGCTGGGCAATTGAAGAATTCTGAGGGGGAGACACCAATGTCCGCACGTGACGAGCGATTGCTCGACTTCGCAACAGGGCGCCAGGCGCAGTATCTTGAAGCCATCTGGCAGGAGGGCAGCATTCGGGCGGCAGCTCGCCGGCTTGGCGTGAACTTCAACGCTGTGCACAAGGGCTATCAGGCGGTGCTGCGCAAGGCAGGCGTGGCTGCAGAGCTGATCCCGGCAGAGACGGTAAGTGCCGCTGGCGAGACATTCGTCATCACCTGTGCCGTAAACGCGACAAAGGCGCACGCCGGCTTCATGAAGAGCCTGCAGCTGTACTGCTCGATGCGCGGCGCTCGGCTGATGGTCATCCCGCTCCGGTACCAGAACCCGACAAACCGTGACGCCAAGCGCGATGATGAGTGGTGGGATTCCCGCCTGGTGCCTTACCTGGTCAGTGAGCGGACCAAGATTGCCCGCGACCTGATCGTGCTGGCCGACATCAAGACTCAGCCGACCGCAGTCAACCCGCTGCAGAAGTGGCAGACGGTGACCGGTACCGCTTCGGCCATCATCGGGCACCCGAAGATCGCGCTGAAGACCGTCGCCACCAATCCCGGCGTGCCGGCAAAGCTGGTAATGAGTACCGGGGCGTGCACCGTCGAGAACTACAGCGACACCAACGCGGGCGCCTCGGGCAAGTTCCACCACACGCTCGGGGCCGTAGTGGTCGAAGTGGATGGCCCGCGCACGCACATCCGGCACATCTGCCCGATGAAGGACGGCAGCTTCATCGATCTGGCCACTAAGTACACCGTGAAGGGCGCAGAGCCGGCGCCACGCGCTGAAGTGATGACCATGGGGGACATCCATGCAGAGATGGCCTCTCCTGTCGTTACGCAGGCCACCAAGGAGCTTGCCGACCTGATCCGCCCGAAGGCCCTGGTGCTGCATGACGTGCTCAACTTCGGATCGGCCAGCCACCATGCCAAGTTCTTCGAGAAGTTCCGCCGCCACGTCAGCGGTACAAGCGGCGTTCTGCATGAACTGAAAGTCACAGCCCGTCACATCGACCTCTTGTCCGGGTTCGCCGACAAGACGGTGATGGTCAATTCTAACCACCACGACCACTTCACGCAGTGGCTGGAGAAGGCAGAGCACGCCCTCGACATGGAAAACACCCTTGTCTTCCACGAGACGAAGGCCGCCATGCTCCGCGCTATCCATGAGGGCAGCTACTGCGACCCGTTCCAGTACTGGATGAGCAAGCTGATGAAGCACGGCGACCGCCTGCTGTGGCTTAAGCCTGGCGAGTCATTCATGCGCCACGGCATAGAACACGGGTGGCACGGCCACAAAGGGCCTAACGGGGCCCGCGGATCAACCAAGAGCTTCGCCACCATCGGCGCCAAGGTCGTGAAAGGCCATTCACACGGCGCGGAGATCATCGACGGCGCCCGATCGGTCGGTACCAGTTCGCAGATGGACATGGGCTACAACACCGACAGCCCGAGCGGCTGGACCTGGACGCACGACATCACCTACGCAAACGGCAAGCAGACGCTAATTCACTGCGTCGGCGGTACCTTCTTTCGCCGCGATGCGGCAGCAGCACGGGGAGCAGCAGCATGAAGAGCGCCGAAGAGCTTTTGACCCAATGGGGCATCTGGGTATGGCAGAAGACAGGCGTGCCGCGGTACGTCTCTCCGATGCTGGCCATCATGCGCGACAACGTGCCGTGCACTCACGCGCCAGATGCTGCGATCACCGATGAAGAGGCAGAGACGGTATCGGCCGTAGTTGCCCGTCTGCAGCAGCGCTACCCGGAAGCATCCGAGGCCGTGCACCTGTACTACTGCCACAACCGCACCATGGAGCAGATCGGCAAGCAGCTTGGCAAATCCCGCCACCAGGTGAAGGACATGCTGAGCCGTGTGCACGGTTACGTTGAGTCGGAGTTTGATCGACGAATGGCAGCTTAATTTACATGTCGCGCCTGTTGACGTGTTAACGCCGATCTGGCAATCTGGCACAAATTGCGGTTTTACCGCTTCAGAAAGCCCCAGCAGAAATGCCGGGGCTTTTTTGTTCATGCCGACCACTGAGTCGGTTTTCTTATGCCGATTAGAAAGTCAATCCGCGCTTCAGTCGGCAATGAATTACCAGTTTCGGGCGCTAAAGGCCGTTTGAATGGCTCGCCACCATGCGCCCAACCCAATCCCCGGCCTGCTTGCGATCGGCTACGCGCCATACGCAGCACACTGCGCGACCTGATAACAGGTATCGCCCCGTAGACGTGCGGGGAATCGGGCTCTACACCTTTCGGCCTCGCCTAGTGCGGGGCTTTTTTGTTATCGCACCCACTAGAGGAAGACGCGATGCCGACCAATGAAGCAGCACTCGAACAAGAGATCCAAGCCAAGGGCCTGAATGCGCCTCGACTGACGCCGGCCATGATCGATTCCGTGATTGCCAGCGAGCACTACTTCACTGCTGGCGACGGTTACGCTGGCGCGGCAGCGCTGACCATCGAGGAGGGCGGAACAATCGAGCCGCCAGTGCAGCTGGACCTCCTGACCTTCTGCGTCTTGATCCTGAAGAACGGCTTCACCGTGACGGGTGAGAGTGCATGCGCCTCGCCGGAGAACTTCAACGAAGAGATCGGCCGGAAGATCGCCCGCGACAACGCACGCAACAAGATTTGGCTGCTGGAAGGCTACTTGCTACGCCAGCGCCTGCACGAACAGAGCTAAGCCCGACCCTATTCCGGCCCCATGCCTGCCTCCTTGCTCATAGGCGGATCGCACGCGCATGTGAGGCCGGACCTATCAACTGCCCCATGCGGGATAACCGAGATATGAAGATGCCCGACCGTCCTGAAACGTGGGCTGCGGCGCTCGCATGGCTGCAGACCATCGTCCCGAGCCTGTATGCGTTCGGCCTGTCCGTGACTATCGCTGTGCTGCGAGTGGTGTATGGCGGCGGCACGAAGCGTCAGATGATCCTCGAAGGCGCCCTGTGTGGATTCGCCACGCTGACCCTTGTTCCGCTGCTCGAATACTTCGGACTGCCGCAGAGCATGGCCACGTTCGTGGGCGGTAGTGTCGGATTTCTCGGAACAGAAAAGCTCCGTGACCTGGCTATCCGCTGGGGAGAGAAGAAGGCAAGCGCATGAAGCGCCTCCACGCCATCCTCCTGTGCGCATACCTCGCAGCCTGTGTCGCTGTGATGATCGGGAAAGAGGTGTTGGTGTATTGGCGCAGACAACATCGCAAGGCAGATAAACGGGAAAGGGTGAAGGCGAATGACGACCATCGCTTACAAAGACGGCGTAATCGCATACGACTCACGCCAGACCCGAGGCAGCTCGATCGTCTCGGATAACAGCGTTAAGTGCCAGGTAGTTGATGGCGTCAGCTTCTTCCTGTCCGGCGCCGTCTGCGACGAGAAGGCCCTGATCGCGGCCTACTTTGGCACGCCACCATCCGCGCCAGTCGAATGCTCCGGCTTCGTGGTAGACGACAACGTGCTGATGATGGTCGGCGTTGACGACAATACTGGTGTCTGGAAGCAGCCGCTAGATCCGGCGAACCCTGACGCCATCGGCAGTGGATCGGCATACGCCCTGGCCGCGATGGATATGGGAGCAACCGCCGAAGAGGCCGTCCGCGCCGCCATGAAGCGCGACGTATACACGGGCGGAACAATCCGCACGTTCACCATTGGCCAGGAGGCTGGTCTGGCGGTGGAAACGCAATAGAGGTTCCTGATATGGCCCTGACTCAGAAGCAGGAAGCCTTCGCGCTTGCCTACTTTGAGACGGGCAATGCCAGCGAGGCATACAGGCGTTCGTACAACGCCGAGAACATGAGCCCTAACGTGATTCACAACAAGGCCAGCGCATTGATGGCTAAGGGTGATGTCAGGGTTAGGATTGAACAGCTCCGCGCCAAGGCTGAAACGGCCTCAGTAATGAGTCGGCAGGAGGCCCTGGAGCGCCTTTCGACCTTCGCCCGCACCGATCTATCCGACCTGGTCGAGTTCGGCGCGTATGAGCTTGGCCAGGACGATGACGGCAAGCCGATTGTCCAGGCTGCCTGGAAGATCCGCGACTCTGCCCTGCAAGACCCGAAGAAGCTGGCGGCGATATCTGAGCTGTCCGCTGGCCGAGACGGGATCAAGATCAAAACCCATTCGCCGCTTCAGGCAATCCAGCAACTTGCCAAGCTGCAGGGCTGGGACGTTCACGAGCTTGACCTTGAAGGCAAGCGCTTGGCGAACGAGAAGCTGCGCCGCGAACTGGAAGACCCGAATCAGGGCTTGCCTGAGCCGAAGCAAGTCATCATCGGGGTGGAAGATGCAAGCGACCCTGAAGCTGAATAAGCCGCAGTTCGAGTTCATCAGTCACCCGAAGAAGTTCTCTGCGTTCGTCGGCGGGTATCGAAGCGGCAAGACGTTCGTAGGCTGCGTGCGGCTGTGTATCAACGCACTGGAGCACCCTGGCATCCCGCAGGGCTACTTCGCACCGACCTATCCGCAGATCGCCGACATCTTCTACGACACGATACCGGGTGTTGCTGAGGCCTTCGGGCTGTTCGCCGACATCGTGCCGAGCAACAAGCGGGTGCATCTGCGCGACTCGAAAGGCCGCTGCCTGTCGACGATCGTCTGCAAGAGCATGGAGCATCCTGGCCGCATCGTAGGCTTCAACATCGCGCACGCCTTGGTCGACGAGATCGACTGTATGCCGATCAAAAAGGCTGACAGCGCCTGGAAGAAGATCATCGCCCGTATGTCGACCGTATGGCCGGCCCGCGGAGAGAACACCATCGACGTGACGACCACGCCAGAGGGGTTCAACTGGGTCTATCGCAAGTTCGTCAAGGAGCTGGCCGCGAACCCAAGCCAGCGTCCGCTGTATGGCATCGTCCACGCCAGCACGCGGCAGAACGCCAAGAACCTGCCGAAGGACTACATTCCTTCGCTGCGCGAGTCGTACCCGGCCAACCTGGTCGACGCCTACATTGACGGCCAGTTCGTCAACCTAGTGAGCGGATCGGTCTATCCGAACTTCTGTAGGCGGCTGAATCACACCGACGAGACGATTCGCCCTGGTGAAGAGCTGCATGTAGGCATGGACTTCAACATTAATCGGATGGCGGCCTGCGTGTTCGTCATTCGTGATGGTGAGCCGCGGCAACTGGATGAGCTGACCAGCCTATTCGATACGCCGGCAATGATCGCTGCGCTACTTGAGCGATTCCCCGGCCACAAGATCACCGTGTACCCCGACGCCAGCGGTAAGAACCGCAAGAGCGTCAACGGCAGCGAGTCGGACCACAGCCTGCTCAAGCAGGCCGGCTTCACGGTACGCGTCAACCCGGCAAACCCAATGGTTCGTGACCGCGTTCTGGCCGTTAACGCCATGTTCCTGAATGGCGAAGGCGTGCGCCGGCTGAAGATCAACACCGACAAATGCCCGGTCACCACTCAGGTGCTCGAGCAGCAGGCATACAACGAACACGGAGAGCCCAACAAGGACGGCACGGAAGACCCGGCCGATGCCTTCGGCTACTTCGTCGTTCACCGCTTCCCGATCATCAAGCCGGCCAAGCCGCAGACACAATCACTACGGATGTAAAGCCAATGAGCAACGACCCCAGCCAAACGATCCCGGCCGTGAATGCCATGCGTGAGGATTGGGCCATTGTTGCGCCGCTGATGGGTGGTACTAAGGCTATGCGGGCCGCCGGGCGTGCTATCACGGAACAGTGGCCAGACGAAGATGACGAGTCTTATCGGCTCCGTGTTGCCCGCTCCGTATTGCTTCCGGCATACGCAGAGACCGTAAGCAATATGACCGACCGCGTTTTTGCCGATCCGCTGCAGATTGGTGACGACGTGCCCGATCGACTTGCCGAGCTTTGTACAGACATCGATCTGGCAGGCAATGACCTGAACAGCTGGGCGGTGGACTTTTTCAATCGTGGTCTTGGCTATGGTCTATGCCACGTCCTGATCGAGTATCCGCGCGCCGAAGGCCTCCGCACTCGCGCAGACGAGATCGCTGCAGGAGTTCGCCCATATGCCGTGCTGATCCACCCCGAGCAGGTGCTTGGCTGGCGTGTCGACGGTGGCAGGCTTGCGCAGTTCCGCTACATGGAGTCGATTGAGGAGGCAGACGGCGATTTCGGCGTGAAGTCGGTCGCCCAAGTGCGAGTGCTGGAGCCTGGTGCGTGGCGCACGTATCGCAAGGCCGATAAAGGCGGCGCATGGGTCCAGCATGACGAGGGGACTACCAGCCTCAGCTACGTGCCGCTGGTTACGTTTTATACTGGTCGAACAGGCTTCTTGACAGCAAAGCCACCCCTAATCGAACTGGCGCACCTCAACGTCAAGCACTGGAACGAGCAAAGCGACCAAGACAAGGCGGTGCGATTCTCTCGCATTCGTCTGGCCGCAATCATCGGTGTTGATGAGGACGCGATGAGCAGGGTCAAGATCAGCTCCGATTGCATGCTGACTTTGCCGGCCGGCGCGGATATCAAGGTTGTGCAGGGTTCAGCAGAAAGCGTGCAGGTCGGACAGTCATCCTTAGACAACATCGTCGACCAGATGCGGATGGCCGGCGCCAAGCTGCTGCAGAAAGAAAAGCAGCAGACCAAGACGGCGACCCAGGCCAACGAGGAGGCGGCGCAAGAGCTGTCCCCGCTGGCTCGCATGGCCAACCAATTCGCTGATGCCCTAGCGCAGATGCTGCAGATCATGGCCGACTACCTTGCCCTGGGCGACGGTGGCATGGTCGAGATGCGCGGCAACTTCGATCAGGACTGGGCTCCGGAAGTATCGGTGCCTCAGCTGCTGCAGATGGCCAACTCCGGCAAGCTAAGCGATGAAACCCTGTTTGCCGAGATGCAGCGGCGCGGGATCATCAGCGATGAGTACGACTGGCAGGAAGAACTTGAAAGAATCCAGAATCAAGGCCCGGCCCTTGGGGTGATCTGATGGCAACGGCGAATGACAAGATCGTCGACGCAGCGATCAGCCACCAGATCGGGCTGCAGCGCTACGGTACCGGTGTGGTTCGGCGCGTAATGGCACTCCTGAATCGAGTCGACGCCGACCTGTTTGCTCAGATGGTCATCGCTCTTGAGAAGATGCCGCCCGAGTCATTCACCGTGCAGCGCCTTGACCAGTTGCTCGTCGAGGTCAATAGGCTGAATGCCGAGGCGTACAAGGCCGCTGGAGAGGAGCTAGACAAGGCCATGCTAGAGCTGGCCGGCTATGAGGCTAGTTATCAGCACAAGATGCTGCTGAGCGTCCTGCCTGCCCAGGTTGCCGAGGCCCTTACATTGGCCACGGTGCCGGCAAATCAGGCTTATGCCGCAGCAATGGCCAGGCCGTTTCAGGGCAAGCTACTTCGCGAAGCCTTGAAGGACGTGGAAGCCGCTAAGGCGATCCGCATTCGTGATGCAATCCGGATGGGGTTTGTCGAAGGCGAGACGATCAGCCAGATGGTTCGCCGGCTGCGTGGCACGCGCACCAATGGCTACGCTGATGGTTTGCTGGAGATCGACCGGCGCGGCGCTAAGGCATTGGTGCGCACAGCAGTCAACCACACGGCCAACTTTGCCCGCCAGGCCGTGTTCGAGGCGAATGCTGACATTGTCCAGGGGTGGCAGTTCCTGGCTGTGCTTGACGGGAGGACATCGGTCACATGTGCCGGGATTTCTGAAAAGGCAGAAATTTACCCAATAGGCCGTGGGCCGCAGCCGCCTCGACATTGGAATTGCAGGAGCACAGCGATTCCGGTGCTCACGTCGGCATGGGAGGCGTTAGGGCTCAGCAAGTCGGATATCGAGCCATCAACTCAGGCCTCTATGGATGGGCAGATCGCTGGTGATATCACGTATGGGCAATGGTTGCGCGGAAAACCTGCCGAGTTCCAAGACGAGATTCTAGGTGTTACCAAAGGCAGGCTGTTCCGTGAAGGCGGACTAACGCTAGACAGGTTCGTAGATTCAAAAGGTCGCGAATATTCGTTAGACGAACTGCGCAAGCGAGACGCTGACGCTTTCGAGAAAGCCGGGCTATGATGGCCGCATGACCGATAAGCCTCGCCTCACCGTCATTGACGGAGTGAAAGACACGCCGCGCCAGAAGGCCGAAAAGCTCAAGAAGGCGCGGCCCGATGCTGCGTACCTGCTCAACTGCCATAGGTGCGGCAGTTCGAGCGTCGTCGAGGTAAAGACCGGCATGATCGTAAAGAACGGCAAGCCACAGGGCGGCACAAAGCAGCTCCTGTGCGCCTTCTGCCTGATGAAGGGGCAGCACGTAGTTTTGGCCTAGACCGCCAGAACAGGACACCAGACCCGGCCCCGCGCCGGGTTTTCCATTTCTAGAGCCTCGCCATCGTGCGGGGCTTTTTTATGCCCGCAGTTTCGGATGGGACGGGGCGCCACCGGGCCGGATGGCTCAACGCAATGGCCGGATGGCCGGAGAAAGACGAGATGAAACTGAAGACCGTAGAAGTCGATGGCAAGCAGTACGCCGAAATCCAAGACGGCAAGCCCGTTTACGTTGAGGACGACGGCAAAGAGGTTGCCTTTGATGCGGTTGGCACCCGGGCGACCATCACCCGACTGAACGCCGAAGCCAAGCAGCACCGCGAGCGCGCCGAGACTGCCGAGAAGACCGCCAAGGCCTTCGAAGGTATCGATGACGCCGGGGCAGCCCGCAAGGCTCTGGAGATCGTCGCAAATCTCGACGCGAAGAAGCTGGTGGATGCCGGCGAGGTCGAGAAGGTGAAACAGGAGATCGCCAAGGGCTATCAGGCCCAGCTGGACGAAGCCAACACCAAGGCACAGACCCTTGAGCAGCAACTGTACGGCGAGAAGATCGGCGGCAGCTTTGCTCGCTCCAAGGTTATCGCCGAGAAGCTGGCTGTCCCGGCTGACATGGTGCAAGCCACCTTCGGGAATCGCTTCAAGATCGAGGACGGCAAGGTCGTCGCCTATGACGCCAACGGCAACAAGATCTTCAGCCGTGCGCGCCCGGGTGAACTGGCCGACTTCGATGAAGCGCTGGAAACCCTCGTCGATTCGTACCCCTATCGCGACACGATCCTTAAGAGTTCCGGTGCCAACGGCGGCGGCGCTCCGAACGGAAACGGTCAGCCACCAAAACCCAAGGGCAATCTCGGCGGCAGCAAAGAAGAGCGCCTGGCCGCGATCAACGCCCAAATCCAGAACGCGTAAGAGGAAATAGCCAATGGCACTGTCCGACATGAAGGTGTTCAACGAGTACCTGAAGAACACCACCGTCGAAACCATCGCCCAGATGGTCGAGAAGTTCAACGCTGCGTCTAATGGCGCGATCCGCCTGACCCCGCAGGGCATCGACGGCGACTTCCTGCAGGAATCCCTGTGGGCCGGTCTGCACTCCGCTCAGCGTCGCGTCGACCGCTACGCCACCAACAGCGCCCAGTCCGCCACCGCGCTCGCGCAGGTCCAGGCCAACAGCGTCAAGGTCGCTGGCGGCTTCGGCCCGATCCTGTGGGAGCCGTCCCAGCTGTCGTGGATTCAGAAGAACCCGGCCGAGGCGCTGGAGGTCATCTCCCGCAACTTGTCCGAAGCCATCATGGCCGACCAGCTGAACACCGCTATCGCTGCCCTGGTTGCCGCCATCAGCAACGTGGCCGGCGCCACCAATGATGTGTCTGCCACGGCCGGCATCAGTTACGGAGCAATCAACGGTGCGCACGCCAAGTTTGGCGACGCCTCTGGCCTGCTCGTGGCCCAGGTGATGACCGGTGAGGTCTTCCACAAGCTGGTCGGCCAGAACCTTGCCAACGCGCAGCAGCTGTTCAACAGCCAGTCGGTCAACATCGTAGACATCCTGGGTCGCCCGGTCATTGTCACCGACGCCCCGGCCCTGTACGCGACCGGCACGCCGAACAAGCAGAAGGTCCTCAGCCTGGCCGACTCTGCCGCCATCGTCCACGACGGCAGCGACGTGGTTACCAGCGTCCAAACCAGCAACGGCAAGGAGCGTATCGAAACCACGTTCCAAGCGGATTATTCGTTTGGTCTGGGCCTCAAGGGCTACGCATGGGACATCGCCAACGGTGGCAAGTCCCCGACCAACGCCGAGCTGGCAACCGGTTCCAACTGGGACCTGTTCGTCAACAGCGTGAAGTCGAGCGCTGGCGTGATCACCATCGGTGACGCGACCAAGTAACCGATAGGGGCGGGCTCCGGCTCGCCCCGTTTCTCTGGAGACTGAAATGTCCGAGCAGAAGATCAAGTACGAACCCCATCCGGTTACGCCGGAACGGAAGGCTGAGCTGCGCGCTCAGGGCTTCAGGATCATCGACGCTCGATTCGCGCCGCCTGGCGATGTAGTCGAGCCGCAAGACGAGGCGCCCAAGCCGCGCGCCCGCAAAACCAAGCCAGAGCCGACCGAGGCCGAGTAAATGACCGAGTACATCACCATCGCGCAGGTCGACGACCTGCTGGGGTCCGACTGGACCACCGAAGACAAGAAGGCCCGCGCGGTGCTGATGGCTAACACCTGGCTCGCCGAGCGGCTTACTGCGACGTTTTCTGAGGTTCCTGACGCCGTCGTACAGGCCGGCGCGGAAATCGCTCAGCTTGCGGCGTCTGGCGGGCTCTACGGCGCTCAGGAGCGCGAGGTCGTCAGTACGAGTGTGACAGCCGGCCCGGTCCAGTCGAGCAAGACGTTCCGCGAAGGCAGCAAGGCGCTCTCAGCCGCCGAGTCGTTCGCATTGGCACTCATTAAGCCCTGGTCGAACAAGGGGCAGGTCAAGCTGGTGAGGGGCTGATATGTCACTGCGCGACGAGATTCTAGAGGGCGCTGCCGAAGCGCTGGCCGTTGTTGAGGAGATCGGCGAAACGATCACGCTGACGCTCCAGCAGGTCGGCGGCTATGACCCGGTTACGGGGGAGATATCGCCGCCTCAGACCCTTACGCAGACGACCAAGGCCATTCTCGACAACTACAACCTGCAGTCATCTGGCACGCAGTACGCGGATGGCTCGATGATCAAGCGCGACGACAAGAAGATCTTCTTCGGCGCCGCCGGCCTCGAATGGCCTCCAACACTCGAGACGACGATTACCGCAGCCGGCCAGGTATGGACGGTCATTGCCGTCTCAACGCTCAATCCGACCGGTGAAGTGCTGGCCTACGAGGTCCAGGGGAGGCGCTGATGAGCTTTTCAGGTGATATCCGTAGCTTCACCACGAAGACGACGCAGGCTCACGGCAAGATTGCCCGGGTGGCCACGCTTGAGCTGTTCAACGGGGTCATCAGGGCCACGCCTGTGGATACAGGTCGGGCGCGCGGCAACTGGCAGACCAGCGTCGGCGCTCCTGTTAATGGCGAGATAGCCCGAGAGGGCGACGCTGCCGCTCTGGCAGAAGTTGAAGCAAAAACCCCGCAAGGCGCAGGGCAGATCACGTACCTGTCGAACAATCTCCCTTACATCGAAGAGCTGGAGAATGGTAGCTCGACGCAAGCGCCCGAAGGGATGGTCCGCAAGAACATGGACCGCGTGCAGCGCATGGTAGAAACCGCTATCCGCAAGAACAAGGTGTGACGATGAGCGAAACAAAGATCAATGGGGCGCTCGTCTCTGCCTACCTTGCTTCCGGCGTCATGCCGCAGGCGCGCACAGCGTTTGAAGGAGTAGGGTTCGCACCGCCTCAGGGGCAGAGCTGGGCGCGACTAACCAACATGCCAACCGACCGAGACAAGCCCGGACTTTCTCCGTCTGACTCCAGCCAAGTGACCGGCATACTGCAGATCGACCTTTACTGGCCTAAGGGTACTGGCACGGGCCCCATTCTCGCTGCGGCTGATCAACTGCTCTCCTATTTTGAACCGCACAGCAGTGTCGACCATCAAGGGCAACGAGTGAAGATCCGGCGCGTTGCGCGATCCCAGATACGGCCTGGCGACGTGTGGCAATCCGTACAAGTCGACATCTACTACCGGGCGACCATCGTCCGGTGATCCGAAAGAGCAGCACAGCAGCCCGCCATTGTGCGGGCTTTTTCATGCCTGCAAAAACCGAAACGCCGCGCTGCGGCACACATCGAGGATTCATCCATGCCTGTAAATACCGCGGCCGGCGCTCGTCTCAGCATCGGCACCAAGACCCCGGCAACCGACGCTGCCACCTACGCCGCCGACACTTACGTCGAGGTCGGTGAAATCGAGAACCTTGGCGAGTTTGGCGATCAGGTATCTGCCGCCACGTTCACTGCCTTGGCAGACCGCCGCGTGCGCAAATTCAAGGGCACCTACGACGCCGGCGACATGACGCTCACGCTGGGCTTCGACTCCGGTGATGACGGCCAGAACGCGCTGAATGCCGCGCTGAAAGACGCCGGTTCCGATGACTACAACTTCAAGGTTGAACTGGAAGACGGCGACGTTTTCTACTTCGGCGGCAAGGTCATGTCCCGCCGCATCGCTACAGGCGCTGCCGCCGACATCGTGAAAGCGAACGTATCGATCGCCATCAACACCGCAGTGATCGAAGTTCCGGCCCCTTAATCGCTCCCGCCACTCAATGGCCCGCCTAGCGCGGGCCTTCTTGTTGCCCAAAGGATTACCGCATGACCACCAAGACTAAAACCCAGCCGTTCAACCTGGCCGATTTCTTCACCGTCCCGCAGGCGTCCGAAGGCAAGCCGCTGCCCCTGAAAAAGCCAGACGGCACCGCTACCGAATACCACCTGACCGTAATCGGGGCCGACGCTCCTGCGGCACGGCAGGCGCTGCTTGCAGCTACCCGTATCGTCCGCGATGAGCGCAACGACAAAATGACTGATGAGGAAAAGCTCGCAGTCAGCGAGCGCGCCAACCTGCAATTCCGCGTCGCGCTGGTGACTGGCTGGAACCTGCCGATTGAGTTCACCAAGGACGCGGTAACCGAATTGCTGACCAACAACCCCGGTCTGGCTCAAGACGTCGAGCAGTTCAGCGGAGATCGTAATCGTTTTTTCGGGGCCGTGTTGGTGGCCTGATCGATCACTTCGAGGCCGAGTTAAAGCTGCGCAGGGTGCCGGATGGCGAATCGCGGTCCCTGCGCGAAATACTCGAGGCTGCCTGGAAGACATCCGGCAAGAAGCCGCCTCAGCTCGATATCGATCCTCCCCCTGATGGACTGGAGTACCTGATTGGCCTGTTCTGGGAGTGCAAGCGCTCAGCGGAGCCTATTGCATGGTCTGAAATGGAGTCGTGGCTGCGCATGACCGGCAAGACCCTTGAGCCTGCCGAGATCCAGACGCTGATGCAGCTGGATAACGTGCATCACCGGGTAACGCGCGAGCCGGTTAGCGAAGAGGAGGCCAGTGCGGTGATGAAGCATGAGGTGAAAGCCAGGCTTAGGGCTGCGCTGAGGGCGGCGAGCAAGTAATCGCCGCGCTCGAGGTGATGCGGTCGAAGTAGTCAGTCGAACGTATGGATGCGCTGTATGGCGATGCCGCGATGGTCGATGACAAAGACCAGGATGCCGCCGCCAATGTGAACCCTGCTTTCGGGCGGCTTGCGCTGCTCGTGCAATCGCTGGCTGCGCATGATTCTGACGATCTCGGCATCGCCTTGCTCCGGCTCGCCAGCTAGGGGTGCCGGAGGCTTGTGCGCGTGAATGTCGGTGGCCCGCTGCGGGCGGAAGCCGTCGCCAGATGCGTACTGGACAACCTCAAACGCACCACGACTAGCGGAGTAGCCGAATTGGAAAATCGTGGAAGTGACGATATCTGGATTGGACCCAGCAGAGGGCTCGCCAAGGCCTGCATGCCGGTCTTTCCAGATTTCAGCGAGGATATCGCTCGCGTGCATCGCTACTTCGTCATGCTCGACGAAGCCGCAGTGCTTCGGCGTCACAAAACGCCGCGGTGGCGACCTTGGCGTTACCGTTGGTGACCTCGTGCTGAGCAAAGACTCACCGTGCCTCGAGCTGCTCGACAAGATGCACAACGCTGGATATCAGGTTGAGGGCGCGTTCTACGAGTTCAGGTCCTATCAGAACCTTATGCGCCAAATGGACTACCTGATGAAGGCAGCAGGTGGTGCGATCAGCCAGGCGCTCGGGACGCTTGAGCGCGGCCGGATGAAGCCTCAGGAGTACGCTGGCGTACAGGCGGTGGCGGCATGAGCGCTTTGACTGCGGCTCCGGTAACCATGTCGTCGCGTGAGATTGCTCGCTTGACCGGTAAGCAGCATAAGAACGTCGTGCGCGACATCCGGGAGATGCTTCAGGCGCTTGAAGAAGATGGCTCAGATTTGAGCCATGTCGACGAGCGGAAGGATGCTCGTGGATATACGTCAGAGTTCCGGCTGGACCGTGAGCTGACAGAGACTCTTTTGACTGGCTACAGCGTACCTCTTCGCCGAAAGGTCGTTCGCCGGCTTCACGAGCTTGAAGATGCGAAGAGGCCAAAGCAGCTGCAGGACACTGTTGCCCCTCCCGTCGCTGCTCTCGTTGATCTGGCGAAGCTGACCCTTGAGCATCTGCCGAACTTAGGCCAGAACAGCAAGCAGGCGCTGCTCAGCGTTCTGACCGAGCAGGCGCTCGGGCACAAGGTGATTCCGCTACCGAAAGTAGAGGAGCACCTGATGCCGGCCGGTGAAGTCGGCGCGCTACTAGGCGTGTCGGCCAACAAAATCGGCAGGCTAGCTAATGCGAACGGCCTGAAGGTGGCGCCCTACGGTGAGTTCCGCCTCGACAAGGCTCGGCACAGCTCGAAGCAGGTCGAGAGCTTCCACTACAGCAGCGCAGGCGTTGAGCGTTTGCGAGAACTGTTGAGCGTGAAAGCCGTCGCGTAGCACCGCACTGCCAATTCCAGAACCCAGCCCAGGCTGGGTTTCTGCGCTGGCCATCTGCTACATTGGCCCTTTCTGACAGGGAGGGGTGGGGATGCGAGTGATTGTGGCTGTTGGGATGGCGGTTGCAGCCTGCGCAGCAGCAGCCCAAGAGGCGATTGTTAAGCCGCAACTGATACGGTCGGCCGAAGCGTTTTCTAGCGCAGGGTTAGTGAGCCTTATGGAGACCGAGCTTTATTCAAAGACGGAAGTTAACAAAGTTGAGTCCGGAACCCTGAACGGGGTTAGCTATCATTTCTACTACACGGATGGTAGCGGCAGCTTTGCCGGAACCAAAGGCAACACGCTGGGCATTATGGAGCCTACAAAGGGGAACTGGTCTGTCAGGTGTGACAAGGACGCCATGGACGACAGTATCGATTGCTCTGCCAGGCTTGGCAGCCTTGCAATACTGGTGAAAAAAGACGGCGGTCATTACGTATTTGTCGGTTCGAACCATTATCCTGGCACCAATGTAGCTATCCGCCTAGGCGACTCAAAACCACATATTGCCGCTAGCGAGGTTCAATTCGGGGCAGCGAAAAGCGAGGAAATACTGCGCCTACTGAAGAATGGCGTGAGGGTTTCGACTCGCTATCAGGAGTGGCCAAATAGACACTTTACTGATGATACGGTCGAGCTCTATGGGTTCGAAGAGGTCTATGCCTATCTCCAATGGGCTGTAAATCATGCGGAATGAATCTAGTCGACACGTTCGGATGCAGCCTAGGGGGCCAAGTGAATGGCAGTTGTAAATTGCAAGGAGTGCGGCGGCCAAGTTTCAACAAAAGCGAGCGCTTGCCCTTCGTGTGGAGCAAAGCAGCCAAAAAGAGTGGGCCTTTTGGGGTGGGCGTTTGTCCTCCTGTTTGTGCTGCCCCTAGCATGGCAGTTCGGGAAGGGATTCGGGACGTCCGAGTCCAAGCCGAGCGCGCCTGCTACGCCTGCAGCATCCAAGTCAGACGCCGTTGAAAATACATGGCGACAGAGCGCATTCAATGACGCGATGACTGATGCTGAAGTGAAGGTTGTAAGCCTCCGTTCGGAGAACGCCACTCAGTTTGAGTTTCCATATAACTCGCCGAGCGGATCAAGGCTAACGCTCACATTCAGGCGTAAAGGCGCTGAGCTAGACGCATATTTCCGTGTTGATAAGGGGCAGATGCTGTGCGGGATCAGCGACTGCAAATTCAGCCTAAGAGTTGGGGAGGGTAGCGTGCAGCAGTGGACTGGCCTGCCTAGTTCAACTAATGACAGTGACCTACTGTTTGTTCGCGATGCCGGGAAGCTGGAGGAGATCGTTAAGAAGGGGGGCTCCATCAGGGTAGGGATCGACTTCTACCGAGCCGGAACGCGAGCCTTTGACTTCAATGTCGCCGGATATCCTGGCGTGTAAATTATCGAGATAAATGAAACCGCCTCCGGGCGGTTTTTTATTGCCCACGAAAAGCCCGCCAAGTGCGGGCTTTGTCGTTTCTGGAGATTCGAAATGACCGAAACAGCTCGGCTAGTGATCGCGGTTGACAGCACGCAAGCAAAGCAAGCCGATGCTGCCCTGGCGAACCTCGGCAAGACCTCATCGGCTGTCGAAAAGAACGTTGGCGCGCTAACCGGCGCCCTGACTCGCGTGGCTGCGCCGCTCGCCGCGTTCATCAGCACTCGCGCTGTAATCGACGCCGCCGACCAATACGGTCAGATGGCATCTCGTATGAAAATGGCCACGTCCTCGGCCGTCGAGTACGCCGTCGTTCAAGAGCGGCTGATCGAGACAGCGAATCGGACTTATCGCCCACTGGCTGAGGCGCAAGAGCTTTACATTCGCACCGCTGACAGCCTGAAAAACCTGGGCTACGAAACGTCATCGGCGCTCGATATCACGGATTCCTTTTCCTACCTGCTGGTTACAAATGCCGCGTCGGCAGATCGAGCAAACTCGGCCATCAGTGCCTACTCAAAAGCCATCCAGACCGGCCGTGTCGACTCGGAGGGCTGGCAATCCATTCTCGCTGCCATGCCGACCGTTGTTGACGGGCTGTCAAAGGCTACCGGGCGTTCTACCAACGAGATCCGAAAGCTTGGCATTGAGGGGAAACTTAGCCTCACAGCACTGAATGAGTCACTTCGCCGTACCGTCGACGAAAACGGCAAGCTGGCAGATTCAATGGATACTGCCGTCCGCGATGCGATGACCACGCTGCGGAACAACTTTGGGGTGTTCGTAGGCAAGGTAAACGAAACCTCTCAAGCCACTGGCGGACTGGTTTCATCCATTGAGACCCTGGCTGAAGCATTGCGTGATCCTGAGACGATTAGGGCCGCCCAGGATCTTTCGGCCGGGGTCGTAACCGCCTTCTCCGCAATTGCTTCCGGAGTCCGCGAAACAGTTGGCGTGGTGAAGTGGGCTGCAGACGAGCTTGCGGCAACCTTGAATGGCGTCGGCGGACACGACATTGTTCGACTAGAGGACACGCTGGCAGAGCTGCAGTCTATGCGCGAGAGCGGGCCTCTAGGCAGATTGCGGTTCTTTGGCCGGGATGGCATCGCTTCGTATGCTACTGACAGCGAGATCGATGCAGAGATTGCCAAAGTTAAAGCGGCTATCTCGGCATATCACGAGTTTGGCGGTGCCGCTGAAGTGGCGGGCCAGGCTGCTGCAGATTCTGCTCCGAAGGTACAGCAGCTCAATACGGGACTGGTCGACGCTGCGTCCTCTGCAGGCGCAGCGGCTAAAGCTCAACGGCAGGCGGAAGCGTCCGCAAAGCAGCAAGCCAACGCCTACCAAGCCCTGTACGACAGGCTCTATCCAGCCGAAGCCGCTCAGCGTGAGTACAACAAGCAGATCGACCTGCTCAAGAAGTACCTCTCCGGCGACCAGCTAGCCAAGGCCATCGACCGCCTCAACTTCGCAATGGAGGGCGCCGACGCAACCGGCCCGGCCGACGCAATCGAGGAGTATCGCAAGGAACTCGAGCGCCTCGAAGACCAGCTTGACCCTGTAGGCAAGGCGACCAAGCAGTACCAGCAGGACGTAAAGCGGCTAGATGATGCATTAGGTCGCGGTGAGCTGACGATCGAGCGCCACGCCGAACTGATGGCTGAGCTCGGACGTCAATACGACGAGAACCGCGGCGTAACATCCGAATGGGCCAAGTGGACAGAAGGCGCGCTAGACCGCGTTGATTCGGCCTTCGCCGACGCCTGGCGCAACATCGGGGACGGCTTCTCCAGCTTCCGCGACAGCCTCACCAACGCCTTCAAGCAGATGCTGGCCGAATTGGCTCACATGGCCATCACTCGCCCGATCGTTCTGCAGATAGGCGCGGCGCTGGGGATTGGCGGGGCTGCAGGGCAGGCGACTGCCATGATGGGTGGCGGCTCGGGCGGCGGTATCGGTGTCGGCAGCCTGTTGCAATACGGTCAGACCGCCTACAGCGCCATAACAGGAGTTGGCCCTGCAGCGCTGGCTGGCTGGCAGTCTGGCGGCCTCATGGGTGGCATCCAGGGCGTCGGCGGTTACTACGGCGGCGCACTCTCCGGCATCAATGCCGGCGCTGGGCAGGTCATCGGGACGCTGCTCAACGGCGGCGGCATGACCTATGCCCCGCTGAGCTATCAGCTCTCGTCGGGCGCGCTGAACGGCGCAATCGGTGGGCTTGCTGGCATCGGCGGCGCGCTCTATGGGTACAGCCAGGCGGGGCTCAAAGGCGCAGCAACTGGCGGGCTTGGCGCCTGGGGTGGCGCCACGCTGGGCAATATCCTGCTGCCGGGCATTGGCGGGATCATCGGCGGGGCGCTCGGCAGTGCTCTGGGCGGCTCAGTGTTCGGCGGCAAATGGCAGACCAAGGATGTGGGCCTGGCGTTCAGCGTGGAAAATGGCGATTTCCTCGGCCAACAGTACGAATACCAGAAGAAAAAGGGCGGGCTGTTCAGTTCGAACAAAAAGCGCACGCGGTTCAGTGCGCTGGACGATGAAACTGCCGCCAGGTTCCAGTCGGTATATGACGCCACGGAGGATACGGTCGCCGGCCTGTTCGAGTCGCTGAGCTACAGCGTGGAAGAGGCGTCACTCGCAGGCCTGCAACTGGCGCGCACCAAAATCAGCACCAAGGGCAAAACCGAGGAAGAGATTCAGCAGGCCATCGCAGAGTGGTTCGGCTCAGCCGCCGATGCCATGACGGCCGAGCTGAACAAGGTGTTCGCCACTGGCCTCGACCTCGACTTTGAAGGCATGCAGGCCTTCGTCGGCAATCTGCAGGGCGTCAACGAGGTGCTGCGTTATCTCGACGTTGGCATGTACGACGCGAGCGTTGCCGGCGGCAAGCTGGCCGAGGCGCTGTCTGCTGCGGCTGGTGGGCTGGATGCGCTGGCAGCCAACTCGGCGACCTACTACGGCGCGTTCTTCAGCGAAGCCGAGAAGATCGAGGACACCATCGACTCCATCAAGCGGGCGTTCGAGTCTGCAGACGTGGAGCTGGCGGCATCCCGCGAGGCTTACCGGGCAATGGTCGAGGATATCGACCTGACGACCGAGGCCGGGCAGAAAATGTTTGCCACGCTGATGGCGCTGAGCGGCCAGGCTGCGCAGTACTACAGCATTGTGGAGCAGCAGGCTGCGGCAGCAGCAGCGCAGGCGCTGGCAAATACCCAGCTGTATTACGACCAGTTCACCACGGCAGGGCAGAAGACTGAGGACGTGCTGGCCGGCATCGTGGCGCAGTTCGAGGACTTGGAACTGACTCTGCCCGGTACTCGGGATGGGTTCATCGCGGCGGTTGACGCGCTGGACACCACGACCGAAGCCGGCAAGAAGATGTTCGACACGCTGATGGGCGTGGCAGGCGCCGCCGATGCCTACTACGACATCCTTGAAGCCCGCGCGGCCAGCGTGAGCGCAGGCACTGCCAATGCGGCTGTTGCGGCATCCCGTGGCGCCTTGAGCACGCTATCTGCGGCAATCAATGCCGAGAAATCTAGCATTGCGAGCGCCTACCAGGCACAGGCGAACAGTATCCGTTCCGCAATTGGTTCAGCCAGCGATTCGCTTTCGCAGATGCGGTCGGTGGCGGGCAGCCTGCGCAGCGCGGTCAACGGTCTTCGGTTGGAGTCAGAGCAGTACGCGGCGCAGTCACGACGTTCCGCGCAGCAGGCCATTGGCCAGGCGTTGTCGGCAGGCGGCCGGGTCCAGATGACCGGGGAGTTGGAGCGGGCGCTGGACACGGTTTCGCAGTCGTCCGAAGCGCTGTTCGGCTCGTTCGAGGACTACGCCCGCGACTACTGGCAGACCTACTTTGCTATTGAGTCGCTGGCTGAGCGCGCCGAGGAGCAGCTGTCTGCCGACGAGCGGGCGGTTAAAGCTTTGGAGCGGCAGCTGGACCAGTCGCAGCGCTTCCATGACGCCGAGATAGAACGCCTGGATGGCGTGCTAGAAGGCGCCAACGCGCAGTTGGAGGCCCTGCTGGGCATCGATACCAGCGTGCAATCTGTGGAAACGGCGCTCGCTGCGTTCACGGCCGCTCTGGCTGCCGCGCAGAAGCTACAGAACGCCAATTCCAGCGTCACCAGCGTTACCGGCCTCGGCGGCGTAAAACGGCAGGTTACCAGCGAGGGCTACATCCTCGACGAGCTGGGCAACCAAATGGAGTTGTTTGGCGAAGCGATGCGCGTCGTTGGCAACAAGGTCGTAGGCGGCATGGGCGCAACGCTCAACATTGGCGCAGATGGGCAGCTCAGCTGGGCGGCCGGGGATTACGAAAAGTGGGCAAGAGAGGCAGGCATTCCGGGGTTCGCCTCGGGCGGCCTGCATTCGGGCGGCCTGCGGCTCGTTGGCGAGAACGGCCCGGAACTGGAGGTTACAGGCCCGTCGCGCATCTATAACGCCAGCCAGACGGCGGCGATGCTGGGCGGGGGCGGAGATGCAGCGGCAGAGGTTCGGGCGCTGCGCAACGACTTCGCCGGCATGACCAATGCCCTTCGCTCGGTCGCTAAACACACCATGCAAACCGCCAAGCGCGTCGAATTCTTGGAGCGCTGGGACTATGACGGCCTGCCGAAAGAGAGGGCAACAGCATGAGGATAATCAAGCCGGTCGAGTTCGACCCTAGCGAAGGCAACTTCTCTCGGGCCAGCACCGGAACCTACTTCGACAAAGATGGCGTGCTACGGACAGCCGCCGTCGATGAGCCGAGGTGGAATTACACGTTTGAGGATGGGGAGTGGGTTGGGCCGGAGCTGCTGGTGGAGGGGCAGGCGACGAATCTGCTGACGTATTCGGAGCGATTATGGGATACGGCCGCGTGGGGCGTCGGATCGGCGCTAATCAACTTCTTCACCGTAACGTCTTCGACCGATATCGCGGACATATACGGCGCACCTGCGTCCATCGCGAAGTTTGTTGCGGGCACTACCCCATCGCCGCTTTTCCTTCGAAAGAATGGGCTTAGCCTAGCTGGCGGATCGACCTACTCGCCGTCGCTGTTTGTCTATGTTCCGGCGCAGGCTGGGGTTACGTCATGGGGGATTTACGCCGACTATCAGGACCTTGACACGTCATTGCCGTTCGTGTCAGCAGCGTTTGGCAGGTGGATCAAGGTGGCCATCCCCGCCAAAACCCTCACTGGCGCCAGAAACTTCATCGACTTGAACTTACGAGTGAATGGCGGAAACCCTTCTAGTGGTTTCACGTTTTATGCTACCGGCGCCCAGCTGGAAGTAGGCGACCACCCCACCTCCTACATCAGAACCCTCGGCGCCCCCGTAACCCGCGCCGCAGACATCCCCGGCCGCATCGTCAGCAACGTGCCAGAGGATGACGCACCTGTATGGGTGGCCGGCACCTACGGCCAAGGCGATCGCGTTATCCAGAACCACCACGTTTACGAGGTGCTGGCTGAGACGACGACCGACTCCCCGACGGCAGGTGTCGCCAAGTCGCCGCCCACCTGGCTGAACCTCGGCGCAACCAACCGCTGGCGGATGTTCGACGACAAGGTGGGCTCGCTCACAGAGAAAACGGGCAGCATCGCGGTAGAGCTGCAGCCTGGAACTGTCATCAACTCGGTTGCGCTGTTCAATCTGCTGGGTCGGTCGGCAACGGTCACGCTCACCGATCCGGTAGACGGCATCGTGTACCAGCGCACCGTCTCCCTGGTCGATGCGGGCGTGACGAACTGGTACGAGTGGTTCTTCGCGCCCATTGGCCGCCAGACCGACTTCGTGCTGCTGGACCTTCCAGCCTACGGAACGGCCACGCTGTCAGTGGTCATCGATAACGCGGCGGGCACGGCAGCATGCGGGCATCTGGTCATGGGGCGCCAGGCTGAAATCGGCGTTGCGCTCTACGGCTCAGGCGTCGGAATCACGGACTACTCGCGCAAGGAGGCGGACGCATTCGGCAATGCCATCGTTGTAGAGCGATCGTTCAGCAAGCGAGCGGAGTTTGACGTAATGGTCGACACGCCGCAAATCGGCCGCGTCCAGCGCCTGCTCGCTGGCATCCGTGCCCAGCCGGTCGTCTGGATCGGTGCTGAGAGCTACGAGTCGACCGTCCTGTTCGGCTACTACCGAGATTTTTCTATTTCCATCAGTGGCCCGAGCGTGTCGGACGCCACGATCACCGTTGAGGGCCTGACATGACGGTTCCAGTAATTGCGGAGCTTCCGGCGCCGCCAGTGCGATCTGATGCCCCGACCGACTTCGCAGCGAAGGCAGATGCGTTTGCGGCCTCGCTTGTTCCGTTCGTAGGGCAGGTGAATGGATCGGCCGCCTACGTCAATCAGCGTGCAATTGACGCCGACAACCGCGCCAATGACTCGGCCGCCAGCGCTACCGCTGCGGCAACTGCCCGCTCTGGCGCCGAGCTTGCACGCGATGCCGCGCAGAGCGTGGCCAACTTTAAGGGCGCGTGGTCCAGCCTGACAGGCCCGCTCAACCCTCCGGCGAGCGTCACGCATAACGGGCAAATCTGGTCGCTGCTGTATGCGCTGGGCAACGTTGCGGCGAGCGAGCCCGGCATCTCGGCCGATTGGGTTGTACAAGGCGGCATCGATGCCAGCAAGACGGCCAACTTCACCGCCTCGCGCAATGCTGCGTACTGGCTCGGCTCATCGCTGACCGTGACGCTGCCCGATACCACCACGCTGCCACCTAAAGGCACCTTTGTGCGGCTGACCAAGGCGCTAGCGGCCAAGCCTGTCGCTCAGGTAGGCGCCGGTAGCGCGGTCATCGTAACCAGCAAAGGCAACGACACGTCCGTGACGTTCGACATCAACGCCGAAATCATCTTCATCTTCAACGGCACAAACTGGGAGGTTTGAGCATGGCAATTTCACTCAAGAGCACGGTGGCGGCACCTGTTGCGGCATATCCCGCGCTTAAATCATCAATCGTCCTGTTCGACTGCAACCCTGGCACCCGTAGTTGGACGGTGCCGGAGGGCGTGAGCCAGATTCGGGCGTTTGTGGTTGGGGCGGGCGGTGGAGGGGCAGCAGCGGCGGGGGGAGGCGGCGGTGGATACGCTGAGAGGTTGATATCAGTTACGGCTGGTAAGGTCATCAGTTACTCAGTCGGGGCAGGTGGCGTTAACGGCTCGACTGGGGGCACGTCGTCATTCGGTGGCGTCATATCCGCCACTGGCGGCTCCGCCTCGTCGGGCGGCACAGGGTCGGGCGGAGACATCAACAATGCTGGCGGACTTGGGTCGACAGCTTCGGGTGGCGGCGGTGGGGCTGCGGGTCATGCGCACGGACCTGGACAGGCCGGGCAGTCAACTGGGGTTGGCGGCGGATTCTCCGCCGGGCGCGTGGGCAGAGTTGACGGCTGGAAGATCGGCATCATGCCTAACGACGGGCAGGGCGGAAGTTATGGGTGCGGCACGCAGCTCTCCACCAGCAGCGGATCGAATCTGCTTCGCGGCTGGGGCGGAGGTGGCGGCTCTAATAATAGCGACAAGTCTGGCGGCATCGGCGGAGGCGGAAGCGGAGGTGGCGGCGGAACAGGGGGAGACGGCGGTCCAGGCCTCGTCGGAATCGAGGTGATCGCATGAGCACATTCGCACGCATCACTGACGGGGTAGCGGTAGAGGTCTGGACTGACGGCGGGCTGGGTATTGCCCCGGCTGACGTGTTCGTTTCGGGTCTGGCTGAGCAGTTCGAGCCTGTGCCGGTTGAGGTCAAGGCTGGCTGGTCGCTGATCGATGGCATCTGGACTGCTCCGCCTCCCGCGCCTGAGCCTCTGCCCGACTGGCCTGCGCTCATTGCCTCCCGTCGCTACGACGCAGAGACAGCCGGCATCGACGTTGGCGGCATGCACATCGACACCGGGCGCGACAGCCAGGCACTGATCACTGGCGCGACGGTTCAGGCGATGCTTGATCCGAACTACTCGTTACGCTGGAAGACTGTGGCCGGCTTCGTTGACCTGACAGCCGAGCAGATTATCGGCGTGGCTACGGCTGCTCGTGCGCACGTTCAAGCGTGCTTTAACCGCGAGGCCGAACTGCTCGACGCGCTGGAGGCTGGCACGTTCGCGCCGGAAATGCTCGACCAGGGCTGGCCAGCCTAAACGACCGCGAAACACAGACCCGCTTCGGCGGGTTTTTTATTGCCTGGAGAAAAGTATGACCCTCGGATCAAAGCAGCGGCAATTCACCCGCATGATCGGGCAGCTGATCGAATTCGCCTATGCCAACGGCTACGAACTGACGTTCGGCGACGCTTACCGTGACCCGCGCGTGCATGGCGCTGTGGGCGAAAAGAAGTCCTACAGCTCAGCGGTTTCGCTGCACAAAGAGCGGCTGGCTGTCGATTTCAACCTGTTCAAAGGCGGCAAGTATATGACCGCAAGCGAGGACTACCGGGAGCTTGGCGAGTTCTGGGAATCCATAGGCGGCGCATGGGGCGGAAGATTCAACGATGGCAACCATTTTTCGCTTGAGCATGGGGGCCGGAAATGATGCGCCTGATCATTGCCGCCTGCCTACTGCTCACCCTGCCAGGCTGCGCCGCCTCGCTCGCCTCCTACTACTGCGGCAAGCCAGCCGTCGACCGTGCGGCCTATCGTGCCGTGATGGACACGCGGACAGCCCCGCATCGCGTGAGGGTTGAATGCTATGAGTGAGCAAGCATGGTTCTCCGGCGCGCTGGATCTGCGTGCCTACAAGCCGGGCGAGTGGGTTCTACTGGAGCCGTTCCGCTACCACGCACGCGACGGCCGGGAGTTCACGGTGCCGCGCTGGTTCGTGACTGACCTCGCGTCGATACCCTGGCTGGTTGATCCGCTGTTCGACAGCCTGGACCACCGCAAAGCAGGCGTGACCCACGATTGGCTTTATTGTTCACAGCAGGTCAGCCGCGCCGAAGCCGACGATCTGTTCCGCGAGATGCTGGAAACCCTCGGCGTTGGAGTCATCAAGCGCAACCTGATGTACTCCGGGCTGCGCGTGGGCGGCTGGTATCGGTATGGGCAGTGCGACGGCGGGCCGAAGAACGAGGACTTCGCATGGGAGTTCATGAACTCGACAGAGCGTGAGGCATACCGGATCAGGTTTATCGAGAAGGGGGATTGGGTTGCCCGGACGGGCTGAGATAGGGGAAATTCCTTCCCCAAAACGCAAACGTAAGTGTTTGATTCTGTTGGCGCGGGAGATTGCGCAAAAGAGCGGATTTCTGAGCGTGAAAACTGGCCGAAAGCCGCGCGGCACTAGGCGTTGAGCCTGATTCGTGCGGCGTCCCAGGCTTTGATTCCGTATAGGCACAACCGCTGATCGGGTTCGGACATGGGCGACTCTCCAAGGCTCCTGCAAAACTGGACGGCGGATTATGCCACGGCTTGCCTGCCGATGGTCGCGAAGCACGGGGTCAATGCCGGTATTGCCAGGCCCCGTGGCCGCGTGGTTGCACGCGGTTCAGCCTCGTCCGGCTGCACCCAGGGCCTGCTCGATGGCCCGCAAGTCCTGCGGGCGAACCACGCGTCCCAGCTCCTGGCCCTTGCTCAGCAGAATCAGCGTA